CGATTGCAATAAGGTATGGGGTTCGCTTATTAAGCTTCTCATAGAAGAAGAATGGGCAGAGGTTATCAGTATAGTCCACCTCATCAATAGGACTCTCGACATTGTTAAGAAGTCCCATGAGTTGAGTTCTCTTAAACGGTGACTTGGAAGAACCCCTAAGTCTCTTAAGCAGAATTTCACGAGCAATCTGCTCAGGGTTATAGTTAACACCTCGACATGCTTCCTCATACCATTTATTATCGCACTTAAGCTGTTGCCACGTATGTTCGACGTAGACGATACCGTTATACGATTTAGAGTTTACTATACTCTTAAGCTTCTCGATAGGAAGGTCGAAGTAATTATCCTTCCACTTGAGCATTGGACGACCATGGTTATCATTATCAGTATCACCATTGATGAATATATCAGCATTCTGACCTTCCTTGGTTTCCATATTACCAGGGGTAGATGTGAATATACGTCCATAGAGTGACATATTCTTCTTAGCATTATCAGACGCTGTCTTATATGAGAATGATGACGCGTAGTAGATATCCATGTTATATGGCATCCAGTCAAACTCATCATACATTACGATAGCAGATGTAACACCTCGTCCTACAGACTGTGCTTTAGCACTTGTAGATGCAGATGGAAGCAACTGAATCTTATTAAAGTTAATAGGATTACCCATAGAGAGTACGTTATTCTGTTCCTTCTCAACCTTACCAGTGGTCTGGTCGATAGATAATTTCATCTGAAGATATAAAGGCAACATGTCTCTTTGGGTCTTTAGTCGGCTAAGATTCATCTTATTAAGAGTGAAGTCTTTATTAGCCAATGTAATGGTCGCAGATGTACATCCGAAGTGGAAGCTATAATTGAGTTTAGCAAGGGCGTCCTGTGTCTTACCTCTCTGACGAGGCTTTGATGAGTAATGGTCAATACCATTCAAAAAAAGATACCATGTAGCGATATTATTTCTATCGGCAATGAATGATGTACCACCACCAGGACAGATAGGTTTACCATCTACTGGGATACGGCATATTTCTCGTAAGAAATACCATGGGTTACGGATACATTCGATAATGATACGAGCCTGTATTTCCGGTGGTACTACCAGTGCATAGGGGTCAATATCCATCAGAGTTTCATCATATAATCTGAGGAAGAATTTATTATTTTTCACCCCAAGTACCTTAAGGTCATTATGTAATTCAATGAAGCTTTTATTCCTAGTGGTCCATTGATACAGTTTCTTCTTCTTGTTATTCTTTCTATCGAATTCAGTCATAGCTTCTTTATGCTCATGAAGAGTAGTAGCTACAACCTGTTCCATATCCTTGGACATAGTTCCTATATCGGATTCCAAATTCATCGGAGGGACATGCTTATGATTATCATCATCTAAGTCCGGATGATAATCTCTAAATACCCTGACCTTGGAATCATTTATAATAGTAGCCAAGTTATATCCTCCTTTCATTCAAGGTTATGAAATTGTCTAGGGACATATTTGAGCAAAAAATCGAGGCCACCGAAGCGACCCCGATTCGACAGTTATCTCATTGCGAGATAACTGTCAATAATTTCCATCATGCTGGAAGCTGCCTGATGAGAATATCGAGATGCGGTAGCTTCCCCGAAACCACTGCTCACGATAAAGCTCTGCTTATAAGCAGAGCTAAAGTTTTCGACATACTTCGGCACGAAACCTTCGATGTCATCGGCACTCATTGCACCAATCCTCTCAAGATCCATAAGGATCTGTGGAGCGTTAAGTGTAAAGCTAGCGCGGTTAACACTAGCAATATACTTATCCTCTTCGGAAGAGGATACAAACGTGTTGAACACATTGTCGATAATTGCGATCACCTTATTATAAGAATTATACATTTCGGACATCATAATGATGCCTCCTTTCTGCCACCGTCATCAGTGGCCCTAAACTATGTACATCCATAGCCGTTTGCTACTTCTTGTACAATGTTATGATATATATGCAGTATATACGGAAATTACGGTGTAAATTATCCCATTACCTATATAGGTAATGGGATAATAATTACTTATACGTTATATTCATCTTCGAGCGTAAGTCCGCTGTCGAAAAGTGAATATGCTGTAACGTTTTCGAGATCAAGGTCGTCGTTGAACGCACAGTTTACTGGGTCAATGACGTCGAGAGCTTCCATTGCAGCATCAATGTCGATATCATCATCGTCATCTTCGTCTACAAGAACGTCGTTCACGGCATCGTCATAGTCATCGTCTTCATATTCTTCTGGGTCTGGGTCGTCATCAACACCAGCAACAACGTCTTCGCCTTCGAGGTCACCAGTATCATCTGGATCATCATCGATAAGTTCAGAATCATCAATATCTGGGTTCACTGCACCTTCAACACCAAGACCGAGTTCAATAACGCCATATGCATCATCTCTCAGTCCAGATTCGAAGATAGAGTCGTCTGTATCAAAGATATCTAACTTAATCATGTATATCATTCCTTTCGTAGTGATAGTTTCGATTTATATGGTTGTTAACTCAAGCTACCTGCTTGAAGTAACCATTATAATGGTTTTTCATGATATAAAGTATCAATGGGAAGTATTCAAACATATGAATCGATGGAGTTGCCAGAGAGGACATGAGATAATCAATATCAAACTCAACATTGAGCCCTTTGATATAATTATAGATAATATCATTCATATATTTGATAATCTTCTCTTCATCTGTCAGTTCTTCTTCAGCATTGGTTGGAGGATTAACAGAGTATTCCTTTAAGCTAATGCCTTCCTTATTAAAGTCCTTATTCGGATTACTGATAACTGATGCGATGTTGACATATGCCCTATCAGCTTCAGGGTCGCACTTACATGTCTCTTTATCAGATCTACCGTACTTCAGGTCATTGAGAAGCTCTGTTGAGAAGTACTCGTTATCGTAGCAACATACATTGCTATTACGCACAATACTCAATGACTTAGGAGACGGGAATCTCGCAAGTAACAATGCTGAGTATGCCTTACGAATAGGTGTCAGTATATAATAAAGAGATGGGTCAAGAAGTGTTGTATCCTTGGTCATGACCGCATGCCAGATGGACCTCTTAAAGTTATAGTCAAACATCAGAGGCTCGAGGTCTTCATATACAATTGCCGATGTGGAATCGAAATTGTCTGAATTATAGAAGAGCCCTGATTCCATGATGAATTTGGTCATATACATATCGTATATTGAATCCGTCATGATATTACAATGCGGGCGTATAAAACACTTGAATCTCTTTCTCGGCTTGGGATTGCTATATTTAGCAACCTCTGCAGAAGCAAGCATTGCGGGCATCATTCCAGGCAGATTTGCTGGATGAACTCTCTCAACCCCGGGCAATACGTACGGGCCGTGGTGGAAGTTAAGAGACGGATCGACGAGATTCGGAATATTGTAGAATGACTCATTATACACATATGAGTTTACCTCATCATTAAAGTATAATGCATTGTACAGCTCAGTCATCTGGGTAATACCCTCTGCCAAAGTATTAGCATTATCATAATCTTCACTTCTAATGAAGCATGCATTCTGGGTACCAATATTCTCAAATACGCATATATAGTTCTCGACTACCAACTTATCAATACCCTTGGTGATATCCTCACCAAAGTTGACAGCATGACCAGATGCTGAGAAGAAGTCATTCGACTGAATAGAGAGATTTCTATAGCCATTAACTCTGACCAAGAACGGAACCATGTTTGGAAGTTCGATATAGATATGGTCATATGGCCTTGGAGTCAGCGTATTAGGAAGAATGATAATCTCGTTAAGGTCAATATCGTTGGAGATGATACCATCTTCAAATGTAGTGTCCGGCTCGAATCCTCCCTTGATATATATCGGGAATCTGGTAATCTTATTGAATCTTATAGGGGATGATGAGCCGGTGATATCCTGGATAGCATCAGTACCCGGGTCCGCCCTACTGTGAACCATGTTGATTGCGTAATATGTGACATATATCGGGTCGGTATCCAGATATTTAGAATACTGCCCG